ATCTTCGTCAAACATACCAGAATCTTTCATCATCTTGAGAGCATCTTTCTTTGCTTTTTCCATATTAGCTGAATTCATCTTTTCAACAGCTTGTCTAATCATCTTAAGACGTTTTGCCTTATCAGCTGGTGACATTGCTTCTTCAACTTCTTTCTCATCATCTTTAGGCTTCTTGCCATTCTTCTTATCTTGATAGGCCTGAAGAGCAGGTGGTAAAGTACCTTCTTTAACGGATTCATCAACTTCAAAAGTATTTAGATCATACGCGTCGATCTTTTTATAACCCATCTTGGCAAGATCAAAGACGATATCGTTGGCGATATCTTGATCCATTTTGCGATCGTTAGGTTTGATACCGCTCTTCTTAGCGAAACCGTCCAACCACTTATCTAGATCCCCATCGTCAGCATTCTTATCTTTAACTGCCTTAGCAAAATCAGTAGCAAGTTTCTTTGTATTAAAAGAATACCAATCTTTTGCCTCTACTACTGTTCCTTCGAGTACTTCTCTAAATCTTTTCATTTTTCCCTTCCGTTTAATTTTTTGACCCGGTGAGTCTTGTTGTAATTTTGCACGTGCTTTATCGGTTCCCCAATCACCAGCACCGCCATCTTCTTTAATATATTTATCCATTAACTTTATCTGCCAGATCTTTGTCTGCCTTACCCCAAGTACCAGGTGATTTAGTAGCAAAACTATTTACTCTTGCTAATCCCCATTGTACTGGTGTGGTTCCCGGACGATGGCTTGTTTTCCATGCAGCGACGCCACGTTCAAATACTTTCCTAAGTATTGCTAAAGGCATGCCAGATTTATCAGCTTTATCCTTTAGTGATTTCTCTGGGTTTGATTTCTCAGATACGAACTCTACTTGTTCAATCAATTCATATAGATCTTCAATCTTTTGTTCTGTAATTTGAGATTCGATTTGTGCTCGTTGCTTTTCAATTGCTTCGGCTTCTCTTGCTTTGCCATACATCTTGAATCTGTAATCAAAGTTTACAGTATTATCTTGTCTTAATAATTGGTGTGGTCTTTTTAAACCAGCTCGTTCCATGTTTGGTTTTACCTTTACTACAGATTCACCAAACATCTTTTTGAATTTATTAGTGTGAGTTGATTTTCTACCTTTAACACCAAGCTTGTCTTTGAGATTATTGATTTCCTTATCAAGCGCCTTCATCTTTGGGTCAGTTGCCTTCTTACCTTTATTAGTCTGATCTGTATAGGCAACAGATAATGTTTCTAAATCTTTAAGATCAGATTTCCTATCTTCTTTGACTGGTATGAATTTTTCTTTGATGCTTGCTTTTTGTATTTCTTCGATCTTTAATCTTTCTTGAAATGACGATGCTCTATAGACATCATGATTAACGGATTCGTTAGCAGATTTTAAAGCTTTTTGAACTTCGGGGTGTTTGGATAGATTCTTTTTAACTTTATCAATTTCTTTGATTGCGTAATTCATATTGCCTGATAGATCTAATGCAAGTTCAATACCTAACTTAACTTGCTTATCACGGCCTGCGGCAGCTTTTGCGTTTGGGTTTGATTTATAATAACTTGCGACTTCAGCACCTGTTAGTTTTTGTTTACCCATTGCTGATAAAGGATCAACCTTGCCTGCTTTAACTCTTTCTGCAAGGAACTGACCTACTGCAAAATTAGTTTGTTCGTTAATACCCAATCCTTTACGAACTGCTTTATATAAAGATGCGACTAATGATTTATTTGTAGAAGGAACACCTTTTGAGAAATCTGCTGAATTACCATCTGCTGCTAAAGCTCTCATCTTGCTTGCTGACATTCCATCAACACCATCAGAGTCAGGATCACGTTCACCAGCAGAAACAACTTTAATACTATCAAACGTATAATCTTTACCGTTATATTTGTTTAGCAGAGTATCAAATTCATTAACTCTATCTGAACCAGCAACCATAACTATTTCTTTAAAGCCTTTCTTCTGTAATTCTTTAAATACTTCAATAATAGTTTTTGCTTGAGATTTAATAAGTATCTTTTTACCAAACAATGCCTGCCCAAATTTAATCTTATCATCATACGATAATGGATTCTTTTTAGCGTCTTGTGTTTTTGATAGGTAAACTAATGGAGTACCTTTAACTGCGATCGCATTCTTGATAATTTCATTAACCAATTTTTCGTGGCCAACTGTTGGAGGATTCATACGACCAAATGTAACAACAGCCTTATCTGTAAGAGCCTCGTCCAATCTTGGTTCTGTATCAATATACTTGCCTGCATCAAAAGTAGTTGCTGAATCCTTCTTCAAGATTCCTTTGCCAGTATCTTGATCTTTCTTTTTATCTTTACGCTTTTTGATATCTCTATTATCCGCTTGCGTAGATCTATCAGTATCAGTATAATCGTCGATAGAAGCCGCCGCTTGAGACGTTGTGTCTTTTTCGTTTAAGCGATCCATTTAAATATTCCTAATTTTAGTTTGCTAATGTTTTTATTTATAATATTTAGCAAAGGACTCGATAAATTCGTAGTTAACGTGAGCAGATTCTTCCCAGATAGTAGAATCGCGTAAATAACCAATAGCAGGTGTTGGCGATAGTATTTGTAATGGCATTATTGTTTTGCGTTGTCCACGAATAAAGTATGCATTATCGACTGCTCCCAGAATTCCTTTTTGTTCTATTTCCCATACAAGGAGCTGTGCAGTTCGTTTTGTCATCATATAAGCATGCGCACCTTCATGCCCATCTATATTAATTAATTTCCGTGGTTGTTTATTACCTTCTTCATAATCATAATGTAATTCTGATAGTTTATATCCAAGCGCGATTAAATAATTATCAGGTACGTATATATCCGGTTTATAGTACATAATAGCATCGTGTTCTAATACAATGCCAACGTTGTCTTTACCTTCGGCGATCTTTTTCCAAATAGCAGCATGACCTGCAGAACAAGTATTTGCTTTGTGATGCATGTTTGGTTCAGCAACATATTCCATCGGTTCATGGAATCCTACTTTGATTCCAGTTTCGCACCAAGCCATGCGACCAGTACAATGAGACCAACCTTGAAAGTATTCCCATTCTAAATCAATAAGATCGCAAGAATCAGAACAAGTCTTTGCGTATTCTCGAGATGTTGGATGATCGTGTGTTAATATGTAAGCTTTCATGGTCTCTCAAATACAACTTCTTTAAAATCAATTTCTTTATAACCCAGCTCAACACACATTGCATTAATCATTGTTACAAACTCATCTCTTGGTGGACCAAAGTCATATAACATCTCTGTGAAGTCTGGATGCTTTCGAGTATTCTCTGCTGTCTTGTGCTGAACGAATCCTATATTAGGATAATGTGGTTTAAGGTAATCAAACACAAGACGTGATTGATCTTCAATTCTATAAGTAACATCTGGTTTTAGTTCGCTAATCTTTCCGTGCATACCAACCATACTAACAATAGCATTCTCAATAGGATTCTTTTCATGCATATTAAAATAACAGCGTCTATGACGGTGGGATATAAAATCTACTCTTTCTACTGGTTCGCCATCAACTTTAAATGAATCTCCACTAGATTTAAACCCAGACCTTGTAATATGAGGAGTTTCGGTATATACAATAGAACATAACGCGTCTTTTGGATTTCTTACATTGTATATTAGATGGTCATAGTCAGGTCGTTTACTAAACTCGGTTTGCCATAAGTAGCTAGGTCCGTCTGTGAATAAGAGCCAAGATACAATTCCATCTCTTCCTATCTCTTCATGACCTACATCTAAACCCCACATGTTTAATATTTTAGATGTGAATCCTGTTCCTGTTCGTGGGTGTCCGAGACCAAGGATAGGCATATGCCTATTCGCCATTATACTCCATCCTTGTATTGTTTAAGCCAAGGCATTCCACCGTCCATTGCTGTTGAACCCCAATGTTGTTCGCAATATATTTTCCCAGGACCGTCATACCTTGGATAACCCGGCCGAAACCATTGAGGTATAAACATATGAGATGGAAATATATGTAATAGGTGTCTGTGATTATCTAATAAACGTGCAAGATAAAAATTACCTGTGGATTCGTGCGGCTTTAAATCTAATTGACTTGGTTTGAGTTGATGAAGGTTTCGTAATATCTTATCAAGGAATTCATTACCTGGGTTTGCCGCCATCACTGGTGATATAGATCGTGGTATAACCGATTCACATTCAAATACAGTATAAGCCAAACTTGGATCTTCTACAAATAGTTCAGAAACATCTTCATAACATTCCGAATCTGCTTCAGGCCAAAAGCCACCTCTCTCGTATATTAACTCATAACGAATTAGATCCGCTACTCCTGCCCACGTACCTCGCCTATAGTACTCTTCAATTAAATGTTGATTATACCATTTACGTTTGTGTAACATATCATCAGTGAATACTGAGTACTCCCAGTCAGGCATTTTCTCTTGCCAAGTATTCATCCACTTCAATGGAGCAGGATTAGGTCCTATCCATATATGTGTCATCTTCTTTTCTATATTCATAATCTTTTAATATATTCCATTGCAGCTGCTGCGTTATCTGTTGACTCTAAATTTATATATCCAATATTAAGTCGGTCAAATTGTTCTATGATTGCGTAATCAATTTCTCTACATTCTTCAAGATCTTGCGCTCGACCTTGTTGGCTAAAACCTTCAGGTCTTGTTAACATAAAATTGATATTGTGATTATATAGCTTATAACATTCAAGGGCCATTTGGTCAATTAGATCTGAATAGAGAGGTTTGCCATAACGTTCACGATATATTGGACTTAAGAGCACAGGACTATCGGTAATGATATAATCTACCTTATCGGATAATCGTAATATTTTTCGATGTTGATGACCAAGAACCCAGAGTTGATCTTGCAGCATAGGGATGTTACCTTCCCATACACACTCTTTAGCAAACTCATCCGTTAGTTCAACGTTATAGCCTGCGATTTTCATTTGATAGAACAAACCTGCAGCAGCGGTAGATTTACCTGAACCAGGCCCGCCGTAGAAGTTTATGACTGTAACGTCTTTCATTGAGGATCACCTTATTCATATTTTAGAATTTATATTATAACAGGTTTGAGGCGAAATGTCAATACTTATTTCTTCTGCCAACCTTTGATATATTCGTCTGAGAAGTTAGCAAGACTGAATCCCATACGATCCACAATCTTTAATGCATTCTTTCCATAATGGTCGATAGCAACAAATCCTTCTTGACCTGTAACTTCGAATCCTTTAGTTGTTTTAAGCAGTGTTTTGATACCTTCCACTTTATTTAGTTTTGCTATGATAACATATTTCATATCAACCAACAAATCATATAAAGTAAATATGGCTTCAAGCTTCTTGGTATTCTTTTTATCAAATATACCCAGTACTGCCGTTGCTTTATCCATTTGTGTTTTCTTACCAGCAGGAGTCTTACGCTTATCTGCTTCTTTCTGATAATACTGTTGTATGTAACTTTGTAAATCTTTTACGAAAGGTTTAACTGATCCGATGCGTTGTCCTTCACGAACCTTTGTATTAATAAAAGTATTAACCTTTTGATTCAATTCTTTATTCGTCCCAAGTTCATTTAAGACCGTGGCATCTATTGTTCTAAACAGTGTACCTGCTTTTGATAATTGAGCAGTTAACGCTTTGTTCTCTGCATCAGTAAACGTTGCCGTACCTGACGTATCTTCGAATGTTGCGTCTACGTGCCAGACTGATTTAACTTTTTTAAGTTTTGTTGAGATCGCAATACCAAAACTTGCAGACATTGTTTCAAGAGTTGATCCTGAGTATGTTGTGTGCCAGACCACACCGATCTTGGATCCTGAAATTGTCTTACCGAGGTCTGATGCTTTAGGTACCGCATAAACAATGGTATTAGGATGGAAAGTAACACACGATTCTCCATCAATATTTTCCGTTTTGAGATCGTCATCCGTATATAAGAAATCACCTTGTATTACTCCTTCAATTCCGAGCTTGGCGAATTCTTTTAAAGCAACTTTAAATTTGCTATTGAGTTCACCACTCAGATCATTATCTATTTCACTATCTGCTTTATATAGCTTTGGAGTTTTATTAAATACTCCTTTCTTTGCTACGAAGAACTTGTCATCAGCAGGATCAACACCAGCAAAGATCGCAGGTGCGCCATCCCACTTTGTTGTAATATTAACAGGAGCTTTAGTATTACCTGATAACATATCTCGAATATTGCGAATGTAATTAATAACGTTACGCGTTCCAGTTACTCCACCGTCTAACACAGCATCTTCAAGATGAGTCATGTGTAGGTTTGCGTCCGCCTCTGTAAGGTATTCGTTATAAGACTTCATTTGCTTTTAATCCACTTTTTTGCTAATGTATTTTGTATTGGTCGTTTGGCAAATTTCGTTGCCCATTTAAAACCTTCGACTGATATAACTTTATCATCAGAACCTTCACTGTTATCTAATACAATAAAGTTCTGAGAAAAGAAACCTTGGAATTTACCAATATTCTTTTGAACATCTTTCCAAAATTTTACAACTTCTTGTGTAGGTAAAGATCTTG